GGTATCAAAGCCCCACCAGATGGTGAGGCTTTGGGGGAAGGCTATGATGGTACGTCCGTAAACGTGCAAGCTAGACGTTGAGGGAACCATGCTCCACAGTCACAGCATCGGCTCCACCATCCTTGAAGTTCTGCTATCGAATTGTCTTGCGGTGGTAACCATTTATAACCATCTACTTCGTTCGACTTACATTCTGGACAGATTAACTGCCCTTTATCATCTTCGTTATCGTAATAGTTTCTAACGTCCATCGTAGTCTCCAGTTAAAAATGCACATCCTTGTGCATACGTTCATAGATGGTTGCAGTTAGGCCAACCATACTCTCCATTAGTTGATGAATAGAGTTCTACCATCTCACTACAGAACTCTCCTGAATTCTCTGTATCAATCAAGTCAAGCGATGATACAAAGCTATATGCTGCTAGACCGAATATGATAATGGATACCCACATCACTTTGATCCAGTTACTTCCGTCTCTTCTTCTCATGTTTAGCCTCCATGAAGGGCAGAGATAGTTGAGTATTAAAAGGAATCGCAGTGTCTCTAAGGAATTGTTTATCCTTGCGCGATTCCCGCCGTTTCTTACTTGTATCTTTATCTTTCATATAATCTCCGTTGGTCGGATTATTAACAGTAAGCGGGGGACAATCCATGTCGCCCCTATCGAACTTACCTAAGTAAGTGTCCTCTTACTTGGACTTCACGCGGTGACCTTTCAAACGCTCTGCGGATTCCTCATAATCTTTGAGGCACAGCATATCTGTCGTGTCACGTTTATCGGCAGCCTTATTGCGGATCACTCCTATCCGCTTGTCATAGAACGCGAGAGCTATACGAGCCTCTGTATGTTCGATCTTAGCTTCTGGAGTAGATGCAACGCCTGCATTATTCCCTTGCATTTTAACGAGCTTGTCTCCATGCTCATGCATCGACTTCTCACTAGCCAACCACTTACTATAACCATTGGTTAGAGTATTTGATCGCTTAGTGATCCGAGTATTGTAAACCTGTTTCTTTTTCTGAGTCTCGCCGTCAATCTCTAAGTCAGTCTCAGAACCAACCTCCAGAAATCGTTGGACAAATTTAGCATCGGTTTCAGAAACCAAGCGAGGGATTAGGATTTGCTCCTTAATCGCCTCACCGTATTTCTGGCCACCGCGCATAGCGGTAGGTACGACGCCCATTAAGAACAATGCTGTATACCATTCCGTATAATCAGCCGATATATCGTCGGCCTTATCCAGTATGGTATTGGCAAGTTCTATTTGCTCAGGGTTAAAAGTTACGGGTTTAACTGCGCGTTTACCATTAGACTTAGTAGTCATAAGTAATGCCCTCCTTAGGGCTATACGAACAAGCCCGTCCGGAATCGAACGGTATTAACTTGTTCGATGGTTCAATTACAGCATAGATTTAATTTTAAATGGGGTTTTATGTCGTTTTATTTGGTTTAATGTAGTTTGGTGCTGTCCTATCTATAAATAGAAGCGAGAATGAGGTATAGATTTATATAGAAAGCCTGATTTAGCCCTACCCTACCCCCACCCCCCCAATCTTATAAAGTATTACTAGCTCTGCTAGTAATACTATTTCACTCAAACGATTTGCATTTTTAATGGGTACCCCCTTTTTTCTGTGGGTTTTTGTGTTGTTTTGTGCCATTTTGTGGAAATACCCCCCTTAGGAGTCCCAACCTTCTTGCCTTAAAAATTTTTATAGTTATAATCCAAGCAATTCAGCTAGTTATAGCTTGCGATGGGGTAACAAATGGCTTTAGAGCTAATACCCGAAGTGGGGATAGAGATTCCAACTAATTCGACCTACATGGATTTGCGTGAACGCGCAGAAGCAGCTTGTAATACAGCTACATTCCTTGAGGATCATGGTCTGGATATTGAACCTACTGACATAGATAAGGATACAGCCAGTGTTTTGGTTGAGTCCTACGCCGCCAACCCTGAAAAAACTTCCAAAAAAGTATCTACGGCACGCGCAAGCACGCTAACCCCTGCATCTTTAGTGCAAACTGGGGCTATTCTGAAAGAATTTGGGCAGCTTGTAGCTAATAGAGCCGCAGAAATACGCCATACCGTGGTTAATAAATTGATTCTGGAGACTGAAAACCCTGATGCGCGGGTACGATTACGTGCATTAGAGAACCTTGGCAAGATGACTGAGGTAGGTTTGTTTACAGAACGTAAAGAGATAACGGTAACTCATCAGAATGCTGATGAACTACGTACTAAGTTGCGTGAGAAACTGGAAGATTTAAAGCAAAACGCTGAAGGGGTGTATGAGGTGGCTGAAGATGGAAATAACTAAACGGGATGTAGCCAATATTCGCATAGATATATGCAACACCTGCCCTAACCTACGCCCGAAAATCCACCAGTGTAAGAAATGCGGCTGCATTATGCCTGCTAAGGTGTGGTTTATGGGGGCTAGTTGCCCTGAAGGTAAGTGGGGAACGGCTAAAATCGGCCATATATCTATACAACAAAGGCGGCTTGCTACTGAATGAGTAACGTTGCCCCTCAGGAGTTTACCCCCTCTGAAATCCAGTTGATGTTGGACAATTTAGACCACTATACGTTGGAAGAACAGGAAGAACTGGACAAACTTCTTGAAGAACTGGATAAAAAACAACAGGCTGAAGCGTGTTACAACGATTTGGTGGAATTTTGCTGTTTAATGCAGTCAGATTACAAAGTAGGTAGCCATCACCGCATACTAGCTGACCTGTTAATGGAGATTGAGAGCGGAAAAGAGGCGGAAAAGGGGAAAGACCGGATATGTGTCAACATTCCGCCCCGTCATGGTAAGTCTCAGCTAGTTTCTATCTATTTTCCTGCATGGTTTCTAGGGCGTAACCCTACTAAAAAAGTAATGATGGTGTCTCATACCACTGATTTAGCTGTAGATTTTGGTCGTAAGGTAAGAAACCTCATATCTACAGATGCGTATAAGTCTATCTTCCCCACTGTGCAGCTTGCTCACGACTCCAAGAGTGCAGGGCGGTGGAACACTAACGTGGGTGGCGAATACTACGCTTGTGGAATAGGTTCCTCTATCGCAGGACGGGGTGCTGATCTTTTATTGGTAGATGACCCTCACTCGGAGCAGGATGTATTGAGTGGTAACTTTGATGTTTTTGATAAGGCATACGAATGGTTTACTTTTGGTGCTCGAACTCGTCTGATGCCCGGAGGTCGGGTGGCTATTATTCAGACTCGGTGGCATCTGGATGATCTGACAGGACGGGTGACTCGTGACATGATGATGAACGAGTTGGCTGACCAGTACGAAGTCGTTGAATTTCCTGCAATTATTGAAATAGAAAAAGAAGGGGCTGTGGTGGAAAAACCACTGTGGCCTGAGTTTTTTGACTTGGATGCGCTTAACCGTACCAAGGCTTCAATGCCGCTATTCCAGTGGAATGCTCAATACCAACAGGAACCTACCGCAGAAGAAGCTGCTTTGGTAAAGCGGGAGTGGTGGAAGCAGTGGGAAGAAGAACGTCCTCCGTCTTGTGAGTACATAATTATGTCCTTGGATGCAGCGGCTGAAACTCATAACCGCGCTGACTACACTGCCTTGACTACGTGGGGTGTGTTTTTTAACGAAGAAGAGAATGCCCATAATATTATTCTTCTTAACTCTATTAAGACACGGGTAGAATTTCCTGCGCTAAAACAACTAGCTTTGGAACAGTTTAATGAGTGGGAACCTGATTCGTTTATTGTGGAAAAGAAAAGCAGCGGTACAGCCCTGTACCAAGAATTACGCAGGATGGGGCTTATTGTGCAGGAATATACCCCCCATAGAGGCTCTGGTGATAAAACTGCTCGCTTAAATTCTGTCGCAGATATTGTACAATCAGGATTGGTATGGGTTCCGCAAGCACGATGGGCAGAAGAAGTAGTAGAAGAAATTGCCGGATTCCCATTTATGAGCAACGACGACTTGGTGGATTCTACGGTTATGGCGTTAATGCGCTTCCGTCAAGGCGGTTTTATACAGCTTCCTACTGACAGAGAAGATGATCCACCTATGTTTCGTAGTAGACGGCATGGTGGATACTACTGAGGATTAAATAATGGCGATTGAGAAAGGTATACTTACCGCACCTGACGGAGAAGAAATTACAGAGGCTTTAGAGATTAATGTCGTAGAACCTGAAATGGTAACTATGAGTGATGGCTCTATGGAGATTACTTTAGTGCCAGAGACAGGTCTTCCTGCTGAAATGATGGGAGCGCCGTTTGATGCCAACATAGCGGAATATATGGAAGAAACTACGCTTGAGGCTTTATCTGGAGAGCTAGTAGGCCATGTAGAATCAGATGTAAGCAGCCGTAAAGATTGGGCTGATACGTTTGTGAAAGGGTTAGAAGTACTTGGGTTTAAATACGAACAACGTGACCAACCGTGGGAAGACGCTTGTGGAGTGTTCTCCACCGTATTGGCTGAAGCAGCTATTCGTTTCCAAGCTGAAGCTATGGCTGAAACTTTTCCCGCAGGTGGCCCAGTAAAAACTAAAATACTTGGTGAAATGACACGCGAAAAGGAAGATGCCGCAGACCGCGTTAAGACGGATATGAACTATGAACTTACTGAAGTCATGGTGGAGTACAGACCCGAACATGAACGGATGCTGTACAGCTTAGGATTAGCAGGGTCAGCTTTTAAGAAAATCTACTATGATCCTAGTTTAGGACGACAGGTAGCCATATTTATTCCTGCTGAAGATGTAATCGTGCCTTATGGTGCTTCTAATATAGAGACCGCAGAACGTGTAACTCACGTAATGCGTAAAACCAAGAATGAGATTATTAAGTTGCACAAGGCGGGATTCTATCGACCTGTTGACTTAGGTGACCCTCAACCGTTCCACACAGATGTGGAAGAGAAAAAAGCACAGGAAGGCGGTATATCTATAGAAGATGATGATAGGTATACGTTATATGAGGTTCATGCTGATCTGGTTATAGATGAAGACGACGATATATTTATTACTCAAGAAGGTAAGAATGATACAGATACCGGACAAGTCGCCAAACCTTATGTAGTAACCATTGAACGGGGAACGGGTAAGGTATTAGCCATCCGTCGTAATTGGCAGCCTGACGATCCTTTATCTCTCAAGCGTCAGCATTTTGTCCATTACTCTTATGTGCCGGGGTTTGGCTTTTATGGCCTTGGTTTAATTCACATTATTGGTGGTTATGCGAGAGCAGGTACTTCGTTGATCCGTCAATTAGTTGACGCAGGGACGTTATCTAATCTCCCCGGCGGTTTAAAAGCGCGTGGGTTACGTGTATCAGGTGATGATTCTCCAATAGGGCCGGGAGAGTTTAGGGACGTAGATGTTCCGGGCGGGTCTATCCGCGACAACATTATGCACCTTCCTTATAAGGAACCAAGCCAAACGTTGCTTGCCTTACTCAATCAGATTACTGAAGAGGGCCGTAGGCTAGGAGCTATTAGTGATATGAATGTATCTGACATGAGCGCAAATGCTCCTGTAGGTACAACGCTCGCTATTTTAGAACGTACCTTAAAACCTATGGCAGCAGTGCAAGCTCGCGTGCATTACGCGATGAAACAGGAGTTTAAACTGTTACGTGCCATTATTGGTGAGTATGCTCCTGAAGAATATATCTATTTACCAGAACGTGGGGAGCCAAAAGCTAGAAGGCAAGACTACGACACTACTGATGTTATTCCGGTAAGCGATCCTAATAACACTACGATGGCTCAAAGGGTAGTGCAGTACCAGACTGTTATGCAAATGTCGCAAGCTGTACCTGAAATATATGATTTACCTCAGTTACATAGGCAGATGATAGAAGTACTTGGGGTGAAGAATGCTGACACGTTAGTACCGCTATCTGAAGACATGGCTCCGACAGACCCAGTTAGCGAAAATATGGATGCCTTAACAGGCTCACCAGTAAAAGCCTTTATGTTTCAAGACCATGAAGCTCATATTGCTACTCACGTTGCGTTCTTGGAAGACCCCATGATTGCACAGGCTATTGGACAAAATCCTAATGGACAGATGGTGGCAGGAGAGTTACAGGCACACATAGCTGAACATACAGCTTTTATGTACAGAAAGCAGATGGAAGAGAAACTTGGTGCTCCGTTACCTGACCCGAACGCAGAACTGCCAGAAAGTATGGAAGTTCCATTGTCTCAGTTAATGGCTAAGGCAGGGGCGCAGTTATCTCAACAACATCAGGCTGAAGCAGCACAAGCAACCGCAGAAGAACAGGCTCAAGACCCTGTAGTTCAAATGCAACAGGCAGAACTAGAGCTAAAAGCACAGGCAGAACAACGTCTACGTGAGAAAGATGCCGCAGACATAGCTCTCGCGCAGGAACGTGTTGATGTAGATAAACGTCGTGTAGTGGTAGATGCAGCGAAAGAAGCGGCTCGTATCGAATCACAAAACGAAGATCAAAATAGAAAAACTGATATCGAAGCGGTTAAGGTTCTCATTGATTTGGCTAAAACAGAAGGTGAAGAAAAACGAACTAGAGCCGAAGCCTCCCGCGATAACCGAGAGGATAGATAATGGCAAAAACAGTTTTTGAGGTATTAGACGCTAAAATTGAAGAACTAAAAGCCTCAAACATAGAATTTCTGGAACAAGGCGCAGCTAAGGACTATGCCGAGTATCGGGAATCGTGTGGCGTGATTCGGGGTCTAAGTGCCGCACAACGAGAAATAAAAGACCTTTCGCGTAATTATATGGATGATGAAGATGACTGAAACAGCTTTAGAGACAAAACGAAGAGAGCGGATAGAAGAACAGGCTCGCATTGATGTAGAACTTGAAGAAGAACTTGAAGCGCAAATACCTAGACCTGTAGGTTATAGGTTACTCATTCTTCTCCCTAATGTAGAGGAAGCTTTTGAAAGCGGTATTGTAAAAGCAGAATCTACTAAACATGAAGAGTATGTTCTTTCTACGGTAGGAGCAGTGATTGATATGGGCGAACAGGCTTATAAAGATCGAGACCGCTTTCCTACTGGCCCGTGGTGTAAAATTGGTGATTACGTCATGTTTCGTGCGAATACCGGAACTAGATTTAAAGTAAACAACCAAGAATATCGTTTAATGAATGACGACTCTATTGAAGCAGTTGTCGAACAACCGAGTGCAATAACTCGTGCATAGGAGAAAGTAAATGGCAGATACAGAAAAAGTTGAGTTTGAATTTCCTGAACCAGAGGAAACTAAAGAAGATTTGGAAATTGAGATCGAAGGAGTGGCAGGACGAGAGAACGTTTTGGAGACTAAAGCTAAACCTGATGCGGAACCAGAACCTCGTACAGAACCTGAACCTGAAGTAGAAACGGAGTCTAAAGCAGAGATAGAGATCGTAGACGATACTCCCCCTGAGGACAGAAACCGTGTGCCTTCAGACCCTCCTGAAGACCTTACAGAAGAAGAATTGAATAGTTATTCATCTGAAAAAGTAAAGAACAGGATTAAGCATTTTAGCAAAGGCTATCACGATGAACGGCGAGCTAAAGAATCGGCGTTGCGTGAGCGCACAGAAATGGAAAACTGGGCGCGAAAACTACAGGAAGAAAACAGTAATTTAAAAGGTACTGTAGATAAAAGCCAAGCTAGTTTACTGGAACAAGCTAAGAAAACTGTTACTGCTGAAGTTGAAAGTGCTAAACGTCAATATAAAGACGCATACGAAGCAGGTGACCCTGATGCCGTAGTTGCAGCCCAAGAAGCTCTCACTACTGCAAAAATTCGTATGGAAAAAGTAAAGGCAGTAAAACCTCAGACTTTACAAACTAAAGAAACTGAGGTACAAGTACCACAATCTAACAAACCCCCTTTGGATGCTCGTACAGAAGCATGGCGCAAAGAAAATACGTGGTTTGGTGGAACCTCTGGTGAGGACACTGAAATGACGGCTTTTGCATTAGGGGTGCATCAATCGTTAGAAAAGGAAGGAGTTACTGCTCAAAGTAACCCTGATGCTTACTACGAGAGAATAAATTCTCGTATGCGAAACGTATTTCCAAACAAATTTGGAGGTACAGAGGAAAAGCAATTAGCTGAACCAAAACCGAAAAAACGCGCTAATAATGTTGTTGCTCCTGCTACTAGAAGTGTAGCTCCGAACAAAATTGTTTTGTCGGAAACACAACAAAGAGTTGCTAAAAGGTTAGGGGTTCCCCTTGAACTATACGCCCAAAAGGTTGCAGAAGAAATGAGGAAACAAAATGGCTGAGAACAGATTAGACCAAGAGCTTGAGACTCGTGAAAAAAGTACCCGTACTAAAGCGTGGTCGAGACCGGAATTATTGCCGGAACCTAAAACGCAGGAGGGTTATACTTATCATTGGGTAAGAGTAAGCACTATGGGAGAAGCTGATCCCACCAATGTTTCTTCAAAGTTAAGAGAAGGTTGGGAGCCTGTTAAGGCATCTGACCACCCTGAAATTGAACTTGTAAGCATCGAAAATGATCGCTTTAAGGATAATGTAGTAATGGGTGGTTTAATGTTATGCAAGGCTCCAGTTGAACTTGTTGAAGAGAGAACTGCCTATTATGAGGCCCAATCAAAACAACAAGTTGATTCCGTTGACAACAACTTAATGCGAGAGAATGACCCTAGAATGCCTCTGTTTACAGAGAAAAAGTCTGAGGTTACTTTCGGTAAAGGATAATTTTAAGGAGCTAATATAATGGCTTATCCCACTGTATCTGGCCCATATGGGCTAAAGCCAATCAATTTGATTGGCGGTAGAGTGTTTGCGGGATCAGTTCGTCACTTTAAAATTGCTTCAGGTTACAACACAAGCATTTTTAATGGCGATCTGGTTAAAATAATCAACGATGGTACGATAGAAAAAGACGCAGGAACCACGACTGCTACCCCTATGGGTATCTTTCTAGGTGTTTCTTACACAGATTCTGTGTCTGGTTTTATTAACCGTCAGTATTACCCTGCAAACACAACAGCAGATGATCTTTCAGCTTATGTAATTGATGATCCTGATGCGCTTTTCCAAGTAGCTGTAGTGTCTGGCACTACTACTATTGCTTCTGTAGGACGTACTGTTATAGGTAACAATATGTCTTTAGTACAGAATGCCGGAGATGCAAACACAGGCGATTCAAGAGTAGCTGTTCTTTCCTCCTCCGCTGCCACCACTAACACTCTACCTGTAAGGGTAGTAGATGTTGTTCCTGCAACCGCAACTGCCGCTGATGCGTACCCTGAACTTATTGTTAAGTGGAACGCAGGTATGCACCAGTACAATAACGCTACTGGCGTATAGGAGGTCTGACTAATGGCTATTTCAAGAGCACAATTAATGAAGGAACTCCTACCGGGGCTTAACGCTCTGTTTGGGTTGGAGTATGCAAAATATTCGGATGAAACTCAGGAGATATGTGAAACTGAGGCTTCAGACCGTTCTTTCGAGGAAGAAGTTAAGTTGTCAGGCTTTAGTGCCGCCCCCGTTAAAAACGAAGGCGCTGCAATAGCTTATGATAACGCCCAAGAAGCGTGGACTGCTCGATATGTGCATGAAACGGTAGCTATGGGATTCTCACTTACCGAAGAGGCGATTGAGGATAACTTATATGACTCGTTATCAGGTAGATACACTAAAGCTCTAGCTAGAGCTATGGCGTACACCAAGCAGACTAAAGGCGCAGCTATTTTAAATAATGCGTTTGCTGCGGGTACTACCTACGGCG